ATGAAACTAACTAAGCTATTACAGGACTACCTTTCTTCCTATGATTACAAACAGTTACGGGATGAAACTAAAGTACAATATAAATACTTTGCCAACATCCTGATGAACACAGAGGTGGATGGCAAGGCACTTTATTTACTTGACTGTGATAAAATTACAACACGTATGGCTAAGACAGCATACAACGAATGGTGCGACAGAGGTATCCACCTAGCTAATCATACTATCTCTGTCACTCGCATCCTGTTTAATCATGGGGTGCGAGAAGAACTATGCCAGACCAATCCTTTCGCTATGGTACGTAAGAGGGCCGCTGAGAGGCGTAAGGTTGTCTGGGGTAGGGATGATGTACAAAAGTTCTTAGACGAAGCCTATGGGGATTTTAGCACCCGTAACATAGGTTTGATAGCACAGATGGCGTACGAGTGGTGCCAACGTCTTGTAGATATGCGTCTGCTCACGTGGGATTCTATTGACTTTGATGCACAGACAGTGCATGTCAAGCAGACTAAACGTAAGGCGGAAGTATTCTTGCCTATATCTGATGAACTTTATAGTATGCTAGTACAACAGCAAGAGGACTTCGGTTTCCAAGAGTATGTGGCACCAAGACCACGCCCTATCAAGGGTAAGTATGAGCCTTATACTATGTACAAGCTACCATTACATGCACGTGAGGTCATGGATGCTGCGGGATTACCTAAAGAGTTACGTATGTCTGACCTAAGACGTACAGGCACAACAGAAATGGTAGATGCAGGTGTCGGTATGGCACAAATAATGTCGGTTACAGGACATGCTAACCCACAATCAGTACAGCCGTACCTAAAAAATACATTGGCAAGTGCAGATAGGGCATTGACCGACAGAAAAATACATGCTATAAGCATAGCAAGTGCCGCAAAGGAAAGTGATTAATACATGAATACTATATATAACATTATAAGTGATATTAATATACCTAATGGTAGTACAAAGAGAATGAATTGTCCTAACTGTAAAGGGTACAAGACATTCACTGTGACTAATAACATGGGTAATCTTGTTTGGAATTGTTACAAGGTATCTTGTGGTATCAAAGGTGGTACTCGTGTACACTTGACATCCGAAGACATACGTGCTAGTCTTCGTGGCACTTCCGATAAGAAGGAAGTTAAGTTTGTATTACCTGAGTACATTGTACCACACGGTAATAACAAGGATGTCATACAATGGACAGACCAATGGCAGATAGATGCTGATGAACTTGGTCTTATGTATGATGTCAAAGAACATCGTGCTGTATTCCCTGTGATGCATGATGGTGAGATGGTGGATGCCACGGGGCGTTCACTCTCTGGTCGCTTACCTAAATGGAAGCGGTATGGGAATGGTGGCTTGCCTTATTCGTATGGGTATGGTAGAGTCGCTGTAGTTGTTGAGGACTGCGTGAGTGCTGCAGTTGTTGGTAGTGATGTATTAGTTGGGGTAGCTGTGTTGGGTACGTCACTGTCAGAATTACACAAGAGGTATCTCATGCAGTTCTCGACAGCAATTATTGCGCTAGACCCTGACGCACTGACTAAGACCCTAGCGTTTGCAAAAGAATTACGAGGCTATGTATCTGACGTGAAGGTACTCAGACTAACAGATGACCTCAAGTACCGTAACCCTAACGACATGACCAACTTACACAGCATAGGAGAATAAGAATGGAACTATCACTAATACGCAGTCTAATGGACAGGGAGTTCTACACAGAACATCGTGGCGCACGTTGCCCTGACAGACTATTCAGTGCTGATGCACGTAAGATTAAGCAGACGATTGATACCGCAATGGATAGGTATGAGCGTACTGTAACACCTGATGAGATTGAGGCATTGTTCATGTCAAACAATCCGACTATGACTACGGCACAGAAGCAAGCCTACTCTGCCTTGTTCGCTAGCATTAAGAAAGAAACCCCAATGGGTAGTGACATTGCACAAGAGGTACTGTCTAAGCTATTCCAGCAGGTAGTGGGCGAGGACATTGCCAACCTTGGCTTTGACTATGTGAACGGTGACAAGACAACACTTGAACCACTACGTAACTTGATGGAGATGTATGGTGATGACTTCACGCCTAACCTAAAGGTAGAGTGGGAAGACATTGACCTAGAAACTCTGATGTCTAAGGCTGACCTTGAGGCACGGTGGACGTTTAACATACCCGTACTTACACGTAAGGTAGAGGGTGTCAATGCAGGACATCTGATTGAGGTAGGTGCTAGACCTAATACAGGTAAGACATCCTTCCATGCATCACTGATTGCTAGTCCTAACGGCTTTGCACAGCAGGGTGCCAACTGCATCATCCTCTGTAATGAGGAAGGATACCACCGTGTGGGTGCCAGATATTTGACAGCGGCTACAGGCATGACCATGCAGGAGATTAAGCAGAACCCTGCCAAGGCACGTGAGTTGTATGCACCTGTCAAGGAACGCATCAAGATTAAGGATGCTACTGGTCGGGATATGAATTGGGTAGAAAGCATTTGCAAAGCGTACAAACCTGATGTAGTATTGCTGGACATGGGCGACAAGTTTGCCAAGGGCGGCTTCGCCAGACAGGATGAGTCACTAAAGGCTAACGCAGTACACGCTAGACAGATTGCCAAAGAGCATGAGTGTGCTGTGTTCTATATGTCTCAGCTATCAGCAGAGGCAGAGGGTAAGGTTCTATTGAACCAGTCGATGATGGAAGGTTCACGTACAGGTAAAGCGGCAGAGGCTGACCTAATGATATTGATTGCTAAGAACCCGCCTGTACAGGAAAACAATGAAGAAGAGGATAATATGAGACACTTAAACGTAGTGAAGAATAAGTTGTCAGGTTGGCATGGTAAGGTACATTGTCAACTTGACTACAAGACAGCGAGGTATGAAGGATGAAGCTAACACTAGACGTAGAGAATACAACAACAGAACGAGATGGTAAGATGCACCTTGACCCCTTTGAGGCAGGTAACTCTCTTACTATGATTGGTATGTTGGATGACCAAGGCAATGAGTATTCAATTACCTTTGACCACAACGATGTAGACCCTACACCTGATGGTCACTCCATTGTACAACACAACCTAGACAAGGCCACTGTACTCATTATGCATAATGCTGCATATGATTTGACATGGCTATGGGAATCTGGCTTCAAGTATGATGGCCCTGTCTTTGACACTATGCTGGGTGAGTATGTATTACAGCGTGGTATTAAGGAGCCGCTATCTCTTGAGGCTTGTGCTGAACGATACGAGTTAGACACTAAGAAGCAGGACACACTCAAGGAATACTTCAAGCAGGGATACTCTACCTGTGAGATACCACACGATGAGTTATCTGAGTACTTGAGTGCTGACCTACAGGCTACACAGCAACTGTCTGACAAGTTAATGCTACGTCTTAACAGTGTAGAGGATGCAGGGCTGATGCCTACCGTTACCCTAACTAATGAGGTGGCTGTATGCCTAGCTAAGATATACAGCAGGGGTTTCTCTGTTGATGTATCCAAGCTGGATGAGGTACGCCAAGAGTTTGAAGCAGAGAAGAAGGAGTTACTTGATGCATTACAAAAGCATGTTCGTAGTCTTATGGGTGATACACCTATTAATCTTAATAGTCCAGAGCAACTCTCTTGGGTTATATACTCTCGTAAGGTAGACGATAAACTACATTGGGCTAATAGCATTGACCCATACATGGACGATGCTTCCTTCCGTAGCCTAACAGCTACTGGTACAACACGGTTATACAAAACCAAAGCAGAGCAGTGCGGTGATTGCAGTGGCACTGGTTATATTAGAAAGGTAAAGAAAGATGGAACTCCTTTTGCAAAGCCAAATAGATGTGTGGCATGTAATACTAGCGGTTATAATTTCGTACCTACTAGTGATGTGGCAGGGCTAAAGTTTAAGCCACCATCTGCTAAGTGGGCTAGTGCCAATGGCTTCAGTACCTCTAAGCAGAACCTACAGTTACTACAGAGTTCAGCTAGAGCAAAGGGTATGGACGATGCGGTTGACTTCTTAGGCAAGGTAAGCCGACTGAGTGCCGTTGATACATACCTATCATCATTCGTGGGTGGCATCGCCAACTACACTAAGAGTGATGGTAAGTTGCATGTTAGTTTGTTACAGCATCGCACGTCTACAGGTAGACTATCAGGTGCTAACCCTAACATGCAGAACATGCCACGGGGTGGTACGTTTCCTGTTAAGAAGGTATTCGTATCACGTTTCAAGGGCGGCAAGGTATTAGAAGCTGACATGGCACAGCTTGAGTTTCGTACCGCCGCTTTCTTATCACAAGATGGAGTAGCAATTGAAGAAGTATCTACTGGATTTGATGTACACTCATATACCGCTAAAGTTATTAGTGATGCTGGTCAGCCTACGAGTAGACAGGATGCGAAAGCGCATACGTTTGCTCC